TTTCATTTTGTGCTGCTGATTGTCCTGTTCCAATATAGTCCTTTTTTGAACGGATTTTGTCTAGCATTCCAGAATTTTTACCTTTTTCAGGAACACTATATTCTTTTGTATCTTCTGCAATCTTTTTGACTTTCTTCTTACCACCCATATCCTGCATTGCTTTTTGCTTGGCTTCTTTTTCTTCAGGTGTGCCATCAGGCATATCCATTACGGCCTGAGCTCTTTGTTTGCCGTTTTTAATAATATCTTCTAAAGCTTCTCTACCACCAGATTTATCAATCAATTTTTCATTATCACCTTCAAGTATAGCTTGAGCTTCGGCTGGAGAAAGTGCTTTATCATTATTTTTATTATCGGCAAGTTTCTGTAATAGGAATGCTGCAACAAGAGGTAGAGCCAACAAACTAATCATACCCATCGCAGGACCTAAACGAATATATTTTAACCAGCCGGCTTCCTTTAAATAAGATTCCAAAAATTCTAAAGGATTAAATGCATCTCCTTCTTTTGAGATAGTTAATTTTTTATTACCACCAACTACTTTTTTACCTGTAATTGCTTCAATTAATTCTCTGTGCCATTTATCTTTTGTGTCTTTTGACTTATCATTTGCTTTAGATTTTTTATTTTCTTCATCATATGATTTCTTAAGAATGTTATAAGTTCTGGCCAATACATCAGCTAGACCAGAACCCTTATTCATTCTCTTTTGTTGACCTTCAGATATAGAAGAATAGGTTGCTCTTTCTAAATTTGGTATTCCTTTACCACCTTTTAAAGCTTTTAATTTACTATCTCTTGCACCAGTTGTATCTCCGTAACCGGTAAATCTTGAAATATCTTCTTCACTTCTACCCATTTTACGACCAATAATAGCGCCAGCTTTATCTCCGACTAATTTGGTTATCATGTTTAATGGATCAAATTTGTCTTTTATAGTGGCAACTTTTGCTTTGAATTTTTCTGATAATGCTTGTTGAATGGCCTCACTTATCGGTGTACCTTCATTAAACCATTTTTGAAATATGACTTCTTTTAAAGGACCTGTCCTAATATCTTGTGTGCCGGCAAGTTTTATTCTTTTTCTATATCTTCTTCTACCACCACCTTGAGATAATTGTGGAGTATCCATGAAGGCCACTTTTGGTGATACAGGAGTTGTTTCTGCTTTTGAAGGTGAACCTAATTTTATTCTTTCTGCACTACTTGCTGGTCGACCATATGCACCAGTTTTTCCTAAAATATACCAATATCCTTTGCCTTGAAATGCTGTTGGGTCCCAAACAAAGATTTCGTCTTTGAGTCTTTTAGTTATTGGTAGTTTGTTTGCCATCTATTTTAACCTATTGTAGATTCAACAAATGCAGGATAATCTAATAAATCTTTAGAGGCCAAAGTTCTTGGTTCTGATTTTCTACCTACTTTAGTTGTTTTTGAAGAATTATTAGTATAAGTAGTTGGAGATCCAGCTAATTTTAAACCTTGATTTTCTGCTAAAAGAACATCCAATTTTGATGAAGCATTACCTGGAGTTACTGTAGCCATAGCCATTTGATTACCAGGATTTACTTTTGCTCCGTTTTTTATTAATTCATAATGTAAGTGAGGTCCTGTACTACTTCCTGTATTACCACTTTTAGCAATTTCAATTCCTTTTTCTACCATACTACCCACTTTTACATTTATTTGAGATAAGTGTGCGTAAATGCTTTGTGAACCATCATTATGTTTTATTTGAATTCGTTGGCCATAACCTTGTTTTGGGTCATTAGGATTTTCCCATCCTGCTTTAACAATTACTCCGGAATCGGAAGCATATATTGGCGTCCCAATTGGAGCCGCAACATCAATACCTTCATGGTCTTTTGTTACACCATTCAAAGTTCTTGATCCAAATCCACTAGTAATTCTAACTCCTGTTGGAGCTTTACCCACGTTAGTTGCTGTGACTGATGTTGGAGGTGTAGAAGGTGCTGATGCTACTGCTGTTGCACCTTGAGATTCTTGCATTGAACCAAAACCAAATCCTTTTTTAGCCAATGAATCTTTATATTGCGCAACTGTCATTTTCGCAATAGTATCATTATTTGAATTATTGAGTCTTGTAAATAATTTTCCCATTAGTTTATCATCATTACTAGGATCTAATACCATTTTAGCGGCACCACCATTACCTAAAAAATGTACCATGTATATGGCTGCTTCAGACGGTTCTACACCTCTGGATGTTAATTGTTTTTTCTGATACTCTAATAAATTATTTTGAAGCTTCTCTTGATTTTCAGGACTAAATTTTGTATTTGCCCAATCTTTACCAAAAACCTTTTGTGCTTGTTCTTGTAATGTTACTGGCATGAATTGATATTTACCTGCGGCTGCACCACCGCCACCAAGTTTACTCTCACGGTCATTACCTAATTGAATCACTTCACCAATTGTCATATCAGTTAAATTTTTACTATAACTTCCTTCACCTGTATATGATGCATTGCCGGCTTTAATTTCATTAGTTTTGGTTTTATATTCACCAGCAACAGCGTTCATTACATTATAATCACCTTTAGATTCTGAGGCACCAACTTTTGATAAAACACCCACACCAACTGCTACAGTCGCTGCGCCGGTAGCAACAGCAACTCCTTTAGAAACAAATGATGATGATTTTGGTACCGCATTTATTGGAGCATTTGCAAGTGATGTAGTTTGAGGTGGAGTTGTAGCTTCTGCTTCTTTGGTAGAACTTTTTTTTGTTTTTTTATCAGTTTTGGTTTTTTCTTTTATTTTATTATTTTTAATTATATTGATTAAGTCTTGATGCCTTCTTTTATCTTCATTAAATGTTTCTTTTTCAAAGTTCTTGGCAAGTTGTCTGGCTAGTTTTTTCTTTTCATATGAGAGTTGAACAAGACTAGCTAATTTAACGGCAACATCAGTAACAGAATCACCTTTAGTTAATCGTTTGATTTTACCTTCTTCAACTGTAGCATAGAAGGCCGTATCTACACTACCTAATTTTCTGTTACCTGATGATTTGAGTGGTTTGATTTGGTCATTACCTTTCTTTCCACCAAGAAAAGAAAAAGCCTTCATGACCTTCATTTTACCTAAAACTTTTGCAATATTTCCCATGCCAAATTTCTCTTGCATTTTACCAAAACCATCTTTGGTTCCTTCAGAAATATCTTTTTGTGGTTTTGCTTCGGCAGGTAATTTTACATTGGCAGCTTCGTCTTTGGGTTTACCAAGAGCTACTGCTTCTGCTTTACTGGCCGCACGGCCAAATGAACCTTCTTTACCAGAAACAAACCAGTAACCCTTACCTCCAAATGCAGTAGGGTCCCATGCGAATGTTTTTTGATTGACTTTTCTTGTTATCATTTAGCGTTTTGTCTTTGCTTAATTTTTTCATTTTCTTCTTCAATGTATTGTATAAGCATAGCAACGTAAATTTCACGCTCCCAAGGTATCATATTTTCAAGTTCAAACAAACTATATTTGTGGTGCTGCATCAATGAAAAGTTTGTTTTATAGTAATTCTTCAGATTGTCATGACGAAATGTTAGGCGAAAAAAGAGTCTAGACCCTCCACATGAATAGTATGGTGAAAACCACATTTTTTACAATCGACTTCTATACTCTTATTTAACTTTGGTAGATTATTGAAGAAGTTTTCTATTTTATTAAATTGGTCCTGGTTTAATGATTCAATGAACTCAATAATCTCATCTGGTTCTGATTCAGCTGCATAGTAATATTGTTCACCATCAAAAATGTATTCAACACTTTCAGCAATCATATCAAAGGCCATATCAGTAACACTTTCAAACTTATTGGCACGTTCCAAAATAGAGAACTCTGGGAATTTTAACTTAACACTAATTCTATCATTGATTTGAATAACATCGTCTATAACATTAGTCATGTCTGGTTGTATTTCTAAAACATTTAATTCAACATCCATTAAATTGCCACAGGGTTTTTCTTCAACCTCATTTTCACATCGGTATCTGTTTTGAACTACCTCACCAACAGACCTAGCTCGGAGATTGATGAAGTAAAATTCGACATCGATGATAGGCAACTTATCAATATCAAGTCCTTCAGTCAATGTGCAATTGTGTAACACTTGTCGAATGTTTCTTTCGATTGTTTCCTTATCATCAGATTCCATGGCCATCATCAAATTACGTTGTTCTTTTACTAAGAACGGCCTAAAACGTATTTTCTTTTTTGATAATGGTAATTCAAGGTCATAGACCGGTGTATCAATTTTTGGTAAAGCCATTTTATTATCACTCCATTAAGTTAAAGTATTACTTGACGCCAATATGTATATGCAAATACTACAGTTAATTTGTGGTGTCCTTCAGTTGACCAATCCAAATCCAATTGATTAACAGCAATAGGATATGCATCATCTAATGCAATTTTATAAGTTGGAAAATCATCTACACCAAATTGTGTAACCCTAATTGTTCCAGCATAACCACCAGGTCCTCTTTTATAACTTGGATTATAATTATATGATGGTATCACAGCTTCCATCCAAGCATCAAAAAAACGCTTTGGGTTCATATCATCAGTAACAACAAATGTGAGATTCAAATCATTAAATTGTACCTGGTATGGATATTTTTCAATAGGATTTGAACCAAACTTTTGTTCAGCTGTTGCATATGTTCTAGAAGGCAATTCAGCAGTTTCACAACGTAATCTTAAATCTCTTGCCTGAATTCCATCATAAGCTACTCTTGGTGAATTAAGAGATATATCAACTTCAAACCTATTTGGTCTAGCCAAATCAGTTTTAAAGCTATTCTTAAATTCTTGGAATTTACTAACTGCCATTTTAATTATTCCTTATTTCGTGTACCGAATCTTGCCATACCGTTTTGGTTGTGGCACCCTTAAATTGTTGAACAGGCAGAAAAGTTGCCACATCCCATTCATTTGGCTGAACGGCAAGTATCTTTGACCTAATATGATTATTCAGATATCTTTTAATACAAGGCCGAAACGCTTTAAACCGCTTGGATGCGCTTAAAATGTCGTAACTGACTCTCAACCTTTTAATCCCGTCCTCGTCACCATGGATTGCAAAAGGCATCAACTTACCTAGAAATGCCACTCTATACTGTATTGGCAAATAATGTAGATTAAGTCCTAAAAACCCATCTGTATACTTTTCTAATGTCAATACCAGAGGGAATCTATCATAATAATCCAAATCATCTCTACCTTTTGGATCATAATAAAAGTAATATAGATTACCTATGATAAACCGATTCATCTTCCTATACTGCTCGGCTTTAATTCCTGCCGCTAGTTTGACTGGACTTTTTAACTCAGCAATCTTTTTCAACAACCAAGCATAAGATTCTCTTGAGGACATTTTAAGTCCTTGAGATTTTCTTTCGGTTGATATTTCAGTTAATTTGGATATCATTCAGTTATTTAGTTACAGACCTAGATGGTCTTCCGTAATCAATTTGAATTCCCATCCACGGTCCAAACAATATTCATTGGCTGCTTTCCATTTTGCTTGATTGACACCCCATGTTTTAACTTCATTGATAAACTGTTTTGTTTTTCTTTTCTGTGGTTCAGGTTGTGCCGTTTGTTTCTTTGGTTTGACCTCAAGCATCATCGTTGATAGTTTATTGTCTTTTGTTCTATACTTGACCAAAAAATCTGGAAAGTAACGATGCCAACGATTATCCACAGGTGATATATAAGGAATAAAGAGTTCTTCTGATGCCCATGTTATAATAGAGTCATTATTGTCTAACCACGACATCACTTTTACCTCCCAAGATGAACGATATACTATGTTGGTGGGGTCGCCAACATATTTTTCTGGGTGTTTTGGTTTGAATAGTCCTGAATATGCCATAAATAGTATGTATATCAAATTTAAGAGAAAAAAATGGAAGATATAAAAATAGACATGGTCAAACCAGTAGATTTGCCACAATTTACAGGTCCATTAAGTAAACTTGATGCTAGAAGTAATGATTTAAATGTTATTAAGTATCCTAGTGACTTAGGCACAACTGGGGGGAGAAATACTAAAAACCATTGGGTGTCATTTAGAATTTACGATATTGAACCTGCAGGTATAGTGAGTGAAGGTAGAAGTACCGCAGGTGAAGCTACGTTGGCATTACCAACTGCTGGTACAGAACTTTCTAAATTAGCTGACATGGTTGGCAATGGAACTGGTAGTGCTATTGTTGGTGCTGCTGTTGGAGCTAAAACTGGTGGTTTAGGTGGCGCCATTGCTGGTGCTACTGCCGGTGCTCTTATTAGTAATGCTTTACCCAAAGGTTTTGTTAGTGAAGGAATAAAATCTTTTACTAATGCTATAACAACTGGTTTTTCATTAGCGCCACCAATTAGTCAAATAAAATCTTGCATTTCTCTTTATATGCCAGACACTTTAACTGCCACATATGATGCTAACTATGAAGAAATGAGTTTAACTGCTGATTTAGGTCCAACAATAACAACACTTAGGGCAATAGATAGTTCAATAAGTGCTGTTAAGGGAGGAACGGTAGGTAATGCTATTGGTACAAATCCAGCAGTTCTACAAGCTATACAAGGAACTTTAGGTCCTCAGATATCAAGACTTGGAATTAATTCAGAAAATTTAACCACATTATTACAAAGAGCTCAAGGTTTTGCTTTAAATCCTCAATTACAAATGGTTTATCGTGGTACAGGTTTAAGAAGTTTTCAATTATCATTTACATTTACACCAAAATCAGCTAGTGAAGCAACACAAGTAAATAATATTATCAATCAATTTAGATTTTATTCTTCACCGAGTTTAGCACAAAGAAGTGGTTCAATAACTCAATCAACTACAAACAGTATGTTTTTAGTACCTCCGTCCGTATTTGAAATTGAATTTTATGTTAATGGCTTAAAGAGTGTAAATTTACCTAGATATGGTCGTTGTGTTATGACTGGTTTAGACGTTAACCATGCACCAAATGGTTTTGCAGCCTATGATGATAGTTCAATGGTACAAACAACATTACAAATGTCATTCAAAGAAATGGATATTCTCACAAGAGATAATTTCAATGATACAGACACATATAAGACAAGAAGGTAAATATGTTATATTTCAATACTTTTCCTTTAGTTATTGCTTCAGATTATAAAAACAATGCTATTCTATTGACCAATCTTATGGCCAGAGTGGAAATTATACCATCATTACTTAGAAATCCATTATTATTTTATTCATATGACTTGAAAGAAAGTGATAGACCTGATATAATAGCACACAAATACTATGATGATTCAAACAAATATTGGATGGTTCTATATGCCAATAAAATTATAGATCCTTTGTATGATTGGCCTTTAACTTCTCAACAATTCGATGCCTATTTGAAAAACAAATATAGTCAGGCTGCCGGCGGTGATGCATATGTTCTTACTTATACCACAAGCACCGTGCAAGAATATAGAAAAACAATTACAACTTATGATAGTACATCATTAGAAACCACAACAAAAACTGTTGTGGTTGATTTAACTACATATAATAGTATAACAGCTGCATCAACCACAAAAACATTTAGTTCTGGTGCTTCTGTAACAAGAACAATATCAAAATCGGCCGTCAGTATCTATGATTATGAAATAGAATTAAATGAAGCAAAACAAAATATTAAATTAATCAATTCTTCATATAGTAATCAACTTGAAAATGATTTGAAAACATTGATGGCTCAATAAAATGGCAGGCATAAAAAGTCAATTAGATTATTCTTTAACGAATCTGACGTTATTAACTTCGGTTACCACTTTTGACTTAAAAAATACTATGCAAGAAATATCTTATAATGAAGATATATTCAACAATGTATTATCAGGTTATGTAATGATAGTTGAAGCCTCAGGTTTTATTGAAACATTGGCTATAAATGGTACAGAGTTTCTTCGATTAACTTTTAGTAAGTTTGGTGATAAAAGTAATCAGATAGACAAACTATTTCGTGTTTACAAGTTGGGCAAAAGAAAACTTGAAGGCACAATGTATAAAGAATCGTATGTTCTTTATTTCTGCTCAGAAGAATTATTACTATCTGAACAATATAAAATTAGTAAACGATATAAAGATTATTTAATCTCTGACATTGTATCAGATGTTCTTACTAATTATTTAAAAGTGCCATCAAATAAAAATGGTACAATAGAAACTACTTATGGTAAATATAATTTTATTATACCCACATTAAAACCATTTGATGCCATCAATTTTGTAACTAATTATGCAAGACCAAATCCACAAAATCCTGGTGCTGATATGTTATTTTATGAGGATAAGAATGGGTTTCAATATAGGTCATTACAAAGCTTGATGAAACAAACATCATATTACACCTATACATACAAACCAAAAAATATTAATAGTAAAGATTTAAATAGTGACGCACACAATGTATTAACATATGAGTTCTTAGACACTTTTGATACATTGAATGGTATTACTTCAGGTACATTTGCTAACCAATTAATATCTATTAATCCATTAACACGGACAAAGAAAGTAACTAATTTTAGTTATGATGCTTATCAGAAAAGTGCCAAGAATTTAAATCCTTATGGTATTAT